ATATTGTCATTCCATCGGCTATCACATTAGGATCTAACAACACATCAGAGTATGGTTTAGAAATAGATGCTAGTGGTACTGGAACTATAACAATTACTAATAATGGAAGCATCATAGGTGCTGGTGGAGCGGGTGGTTCTGCTGGAAGTGCAAATGGTGGTGCTGGTGGAGATGGCGGTGCTGGTGGAGATGCTCTAAAGTTTCATGTCCCTGCTACAATAGTAAACAATGGCTCTATCCTCGGTGGAGGAGGAGGCGGTGCTGGTGGTGGCGGAGGCGGTCAAGGCGGTGCTTTACAACAACAACAACAAACCACTGCTCAACAAGGTCCGATGAATCATGCACAAGCTTTTGATGATACTCCATGGCAAAGTCCTACTAGTAGTAGTGCAATGAGTGCAGGTGTAGGTAATCCTCCTAACTTTAACAACTATTTTGTAATACGAGGTGGTGACACAGGTGGACCCTATTCCCAACCAACACCTTTTACTCAATTCACACAAGGTCAATATACATACATAAGAGGTCCACAAGATCAAGGTTCGCCTCATCAAGGGAGAACTTTTTACTTGTGGTACAGAACATTTCCTCAATCTCAACAACAACAAACTGCTGGACACGCTGGTGGAGCGGGTGGAGCAGGTGGATTAGGTAGAGGATTTAATAATCAACCAGGAGCAGATTCTGGAGCGTCAGGTTCAAGTGGTTCTACTGGATCGGCTGGAGATGGTGGAGATGGTGGAGCAGGAGCTACTGGTGGTGGTTATGGCACTGCTGGAAATAGTGGTAGTGCTGGTCAAACTGGTACAAACTCTACAACGAGTGGTTCATCTGGTGGATCTGCTGGAAGTGTAGGAGCCGCAGGAGCCGCTTGGGAAAGAGAATCAGGTGTTACAATAACTTCACAGAATAGCGGCACAATAACTGGTGCAGCACCAACGTCAGATTAAGGAGACAGACAAATGGCAAATTCATATTCATGGTCAGTAAAATGTTTATATACAAAAAACATCACAGAAAGTGGTACAACATATACAGACGTAATAAAAAAAGCTAGAGTAACATTAAGAGCTACAGATAGTGATGGTAATTTTGAAGAAACGGGTATTGATATGGATTTTAATAACCCTGCTGATTGGAGTGCTTTTACTGAATATGGCTCAGTGACTGAAGCAAATGTAATTTCTTGGACTCAAAACAGATTAGGCAATGCTTTACCAGATATAAAATTTCGTTTAGACAGAGACATATTAGAGGCTCAAAATGTTAAAGATATCACTGCTAAAGGCACAGGTAGTGGAGAGTATGGAGAAGAAACTTTTACAGCAACTTTCCCTTGGTCATAACTTTAAATTATGCTACAAATAAATAGGGGTAGCATGTGGAAAATAAAGTTGTAAGATTGATAGAAAAATCTCATGCAGATTTTTTATATCAACACATTCAATACATTTGTAAAAGATTACCAAAACCAGACACAGATAAAGCAGGAATTCCTGACACTCATGAGTTTTACTCTGATTCAGTAGCAGAAGCTATGCTTCATTTTCTTTTACCAAAAATAGAAAATGCGTATGGTAAAAAATTATGTCCAACATATTCTTTTTGGAGACAATATTATAAAAATCAAAATCTACCTTTTCATGATGACAGACCATCATGTGAAGTAAGCGTTACTGTAAATTTAGGTGGTAAAGGTGGACATGATTGGCCTATTATTGTTGATGATAAACCCTATCCGATGGAAATCGGTGAAGGAGTCTTATATAGAGGGGAAGATCAAATACACGGAAGACATCCTTTGACTTATGAAAGCCATGCACAAATGTTTTTACATTACATAGAGGTAGATGGAAAACATTACCCAGAGTTTAAATATGATAGAAGACCAGGATTATATTTTAAAAAAAAGAAACCTAAATGAAAAGAAATATAATTGTTGCAAAAAAAGCATTATCGCCAGATGTCTGTAATAAAATTATAGAGATAGGTAAATTAGGCTTTATGGATGCAAAAGTTGGTGATGGTGTAAATGGTGCTTTAAATAAAAATGTTAGAGAAAGTCAAGTCTCTTGGTTAGACAAACCCTTAAAATATCTTGACATAATACATCCAGTTGAAAAGTTAATAGCAGATATAAATACTAGATTTTATGGATTTGATTTATTTGGTCATGAAAACTATCAAATAACTAAGTATGACGAGAGAAATAAAGGTAAATACGATCCACATCTTGATGGTGTTTATGATGACGCACCTCCAAATGGTATTGTAAGAAAATTATCTGTATCAATACAACTGACCTCTGCTGAATATTACGAAGGGGGTAATTTAGTTTTTCCAGATGATAAACATAGTTTTAATGTGCAGGATGCAAAGGAACAAGGGACTGCTATATTTTTTCCGTCTTATCTTAAACATGGTGTTGAACCTGTAACAAAAGGCATTAGATACAGTTTGGTTTGTTGGTCGTTTGGACCTAATTTTTATTAGGAGTATGTATGTATTATGTTGTTTATGATGATTTTTTAAATTACAAAGATTATGGCTTGTTAAAAGGTTATTTAAGCGGTGGATTAGGTTTTCCATGGAGTTTCTCCTCGAGAATAAATGATAATGATGTAAGTAATGATGATTTTTACTTCGCACAAACTGTCTACACACAACATCAGCCTATAACAGGACAATGGAACCCCTCGATAGATGTGCAACCTTTTGCCGCTTTAATAGACTCTATTGCCTACATATCCATGACTAGAATTAAATGTAATATGTATATGAAGTCTGGTAGTGGAGAAGTTTATCATCACGCTAAACACGTTGATTATGATAATCCAAACAAAGGTGCTTTGTTTTATTTAACTACTTGTAATGCACCTACTGTTATGGCAGATGGGTATGAGGTACAAGCCGTGGAAAATAGAATGTTATTTTTTGATGCTTCAACTCCTCATTGTAGCTCTTCTCCTACAGACAAGGCTAATAGAATGACTATTAATTTTAATTATCATGGCTATGGTATTAAACCAGATCATCTACATCGTATGCGATCACAAGTGCCAGTCGTATCAAAAAATCCAGAAAAGCTAACAGATTTTATGTAATGCAACTTAACTCACCAAATTATTTGCATTTTAAAAATTTTATGCCTAAAGATGAGTTTGATAAGCTTGCAAATTTTGTTAACTCCTCTAGTTTTAGTTGGCATTGGAGGGATAGTGCTGCTCGTGTAGACGATAAATATAATTTTCATCATATGTTATATAGGACTAATCCAGACAATAATGAAGAAATTAAAAGCTCTTGTTATCAACCTTTTGAAGGTTTTTTTGCAAGTATCTTAAAAGCTTTCAACGGAAAAATACTTGTTCATGCTAAAATGGTTTTATCTGTGCCAAGACCAACAAAAGAATATACTGGTGTTCATTATGATTTAGTTAATAATGATGGTAGTCCAGTAAGTGATAAAGCAAACATTCTTATATTTAATTTTACAACTTGTAATGGAGGAACTCAAATTAACGGCATAGATGTGCCTTCTGTAGAAAACTCTGCTGTTTTGTTTAGTAATAGTGTTTCTCATTGTGGTATAATACAAACAGACAAACCAAGAAGAATATTATTGAATTTTGTCTTTATAGAAAACTAAACTCTATGAATATTGTTTAATTAGATAAAATAAGTTAATATGTCTTATGCCTTTTACATCTTTAAAATTTAGACCAGGAATCAATAAAGAAACAACTTCTTACTCAAACAAAGGAGGCTGGAACGATTGTGATAAAGTTCGATTTCGTTTTGGTTATCCAGAAAAATTAGGTGGATGGGAAAAATATACAGCTAGCACATTTTTAGGAACCGCAAGAACATTACACGCTTGGGCAAATTTAGAGGGTAATAAATATTTAGGTCTTGGAACAGAAATAAAATTTTATATAGAAGAATCACAAGGTTATAATGACATAACGCCATTGAGAAGAAAAGTTGTTAATGGTGAGGTGGTTTTTGACATTGATGGAAATGCAATTACTTTTGCTGTAACAGGTGTAGCGGGAACCACGGGTCTTGGAGATGAAGTGATAAATGCACAATCAAATGACACATTAGCTCCAGCTATTGTAACTGGTGTCAGTGCAACTGGTTCTGTTAGCACTGTAACATTTAACTTAGAAAATCCTGCAATAGAATCATCATTAGGCGATGTAACTGTTGCAACAACAGATGGAAATGTAACTGTTACAGATTTTAGGGATGAGGGTTAATGGCAATTACATTTACAACGTCAACTTCTAGTACAACTGTAACTGTAAATGACGGATCTCATGGTGCCTTAGTAGGAGATTTTGTTACATTTAGTAGTGCAAATACTGGAAATTCAAGTTTAAATACACAACTTAATGCAGAACATCAAATCATTACTGTACCTACCACTGGCACTTACACAATTACATTAAGCGATAATGCCGCAGATACTTTATCAAGTGCAGGTAGTGCTGACGCAGAATATCAACTCAACATAGGAATCAATACAGTTGTACCTGGTTCCTC